CCGAACATTTTTATCCCTCTCCTTGAAAAAAGGCGGGGACATAAAGCCCCCGCCGATTGCTAATTAAGACTCGCTATCTGCCGTCGGCTGAACGACTGCGCTAAAGAAAGTAGAGTAGTCGATGTCACCGTCTTTGCAGCTTGCCTTGACGACTTCCTGACCCAAGCTCGCGTTGAAGATAGAAGACGCGGTGATCTGCGTCGTCTCTGTCTGCGGCTCGATAGTCTCTTCGGTAGTGTTGCCAGCCGCCGCGGGACGTGTCGCCGTGCAGTTGTAAAGAACGTGGCGGGTAGCCTTGTCGTCGCCCTCGAACTGGAAGAGAAGCGCAAAGTGAACCGCCTCTACGTCCTTGAGCTCGACGAGCATACCGTTCGCGTCCACGATCTGACCGAGGATATCCTTACGGAAGTCATCGGTAATCAGAGCCATTTCAAGGTCGCCCTGATAGCCGTTGTTCGAGTTGCCGATCCAGTAGTCGACGTTGTCAGCGCGGAACGGTGTCAGCTCGCCCTGTGCGTCGAGACTCATAGACACCGCGCCCGGAAATGCTTTTGGTGTAGCATAAGTCGCGGCATGAGTCGAAGCGTCGATAGTGGCTACGGCATAGTAGACATTTTTCAGTCCGTATTTAACTTTGTTAGCCATGTTAAAACCTCTTTCTATTCTGACTCGATATCATGAGTTATAACTACGTCGGTTGTGTAGATGACCTCGTATAACTTCTCGGTGTCGATGTGAGTCTCTTCGCGTGAGTAAACTAACCCAGCGTTATTAAGAGCACTCTCGACCGCCGCTTCTGCTACGAAGTCCTTATCGTCGGTGTATAACTCAATGATTAATCGCTCTATCTTTTGGTAGTTACTGTTGTCTGCCTTTACGTCGTTATCTCCCTCGTAGAAGAAACAGATAAAAGGCGGGGCTTCTGCCGTGTCTTCGTCGAACTGATAATACGCAGACGGATATCCGATATCGTCTATCAGTTCGGCTACATCTTTGAAAGTCATAGCGTTACCTCGAAATCTCTAATTAAAGACTGCTCTATCTGATTAGCGACGGGTGATATATGGACGCGTTGTCCTTTATTTCGTCCGCCGCCCCTGACTGCGTGACCGTGCTCTAATAGGTGCGGAAGTCCGGGCATACGGCTATATATCTCTGCCTCTGCGCCGAGCCGCGAGTTCTGCGATTGCATAGTCCACGAACTCTTATAGCGTTTACTGTCCATAGAAGACGCCGCGCTTGAGTTGATAGCCTTCGCCCCGTCCCGTGCGACCTTTTGAACGATCTCGTGGGTCGCCCGAACGGTCATATCCTGATACTCGTTTAATACCTCGTTAATAGCGTCAGGAAGACTGTCCAGCGTTACCCGTGCCATTAGAACCGCCCTTTCTCTCGACGTATAGTTCCAGCTCATCATTACGACGTAAGTAGGTGCGATAGATTGAATACCTCAACCCGTGAAACACGCACTCGCTCTCGCCGTCGTAGTCGCCGAAAAACATACGAAACCGATACTCGGGGTTAAGTCCGTTCCGACCAGCCTCGTAGAACTCGGATCGCGTAATCGAGTCGACCTGAACATAAACGTCGTTGGTCGTCTCTGTTGCTTTCCAGCGACCGTAGTCGTCGCGCTCTCGCGTCGCTTTAATTAGCGTAATTACGTCCGACCTATCCATTACTCGCTCTCCATACTCTCGACAGCCGTAAAGGTCGCTAACTGCGCCTTCTGCTCGTCGTAAGACTTTTTCAAGCGGTCGTAATCGTCAGGATCGCCGAAGTTCATAGCGACATAAGTAATAGCCGCCGTCTCGACAATAGGTCTCGACGCTTCGGGAATACGAACGCCCGCGATTTGCATATCTACTAAAGACGCGTCCCATAACTCGCTGATCTGCGAGTCGAACTTGTCAGTCACGATACGCCGCGCTAACTTAAACTTTTCGATTTGTGTAGCTGTTGCCATGTTAGCCCCCAACAGTAAAGGGACGGTTGCCCGCCCCTTAATAACCAAACTCTAAACTATAATTAAGACTCGCTCTCTTCCGAAACTGCCTTAACGGTCTTGCCCGGTGCGACAACGTCGATACCAGCATACAGACGACCGATGATACGGACGATATCCGCGTCAGCCTTCGTAAGCTCGTCGAACTTAAACTTCGCGCCGTCACCCTCGGGGAAGTTCGCCTGAACGCCCGACAGGTCAGCGATGATAAAGGAAGCACCGTTAAGAGCCGCGGAGTCCGTGTAAAGGACAGGCAGTCCGTTGAACGGATCGTAGGCGAAGTTCGCCGCAAGCGCGGCAGCCTGATATCGGCAGCCGTAGCGCGTGTCGTGATGAGAACCGGGTTAGTAGCCTCGCCCGACAGCTTGCCAGTAGCCTTAACGATATCGACGGTGGTCGGTGTAGCACCTGCCAGCGTGTAAGACTCGGTCAGCGTAGAAGCGATAATCTTACCGATCGCGGTCTTGGACGCGAGCTTGACGATCTGATACTCGACTTCGTCGTACAGATAGTCGACCAGCGTACCGTTGATAGCCAGCACTTCATCGGACACCTCGACGACCTTCTTAATCATAGCCGGGACAAGCTCGGTATAGACGATCGAAAGGTCTTCGGGCTCGACAGCGTCCGCGCCCTCGCCGTGGAAGACGGCCGGGCCAGCACTCGCCTCGTGACCGACCTTAAGGTTACCCTTAAAGAATGTGCGGGTGATACGGGACATAATCTCGTCATTCTCCCACGCGGTGCGAATACGATCATCGACGCCAGTCGGGACAGCGATCATACCGTCCTCTTCGGCGTTCGTGGTAAGAAGAGCTCTCATCTCTTCGTTCAGCTTATTCAGGTCGTAGTTCTTCTTGATGAACTCGCCGTAAGCGTCCTTGTACTCTTTCGAGCTTCTCATCTCTGTATTGCTCATATTATCAGTCTCCTTAATTTCCTCTGTTGCTGCCAAAACTACGCCCTTACCGTTAGCGACCTCGGCGCGGATTTCCTCGCGCTTCGCCTCGGCTTCTTTGCGGGTCTCAAGTTCGGCGTTGATACCTTTAACCTCTTCTTCGAGCGCGTCAAGGTCTGCGCTCTCTTCGTCGAGTTCGGTCGGGATCGCAGACTTGCGTTCCTCGAGCTCTTCGACTGTCATTTCTTTGAAGTCCATTATTTTACCTCGCTTAAAATCCTGATCTTCTGTTTCTGCGCCTCGCGTTTCTCGCGTTCCAGTCTCTCCGCCTTCTCCATTTCAATCACTCCGTTGAAATAGTCTCGAGTCGCGACGCTTAACTCCGTGGTAGGGTTAGCAGGAAAGCTAACAGGGCTGACGTCGAATACCTTTGCGATCCTGTCGATAACCCTTGTATTAGTGTCGCTGTCGAAATGATCTTCAGCGACAGTAAAAGCAAAAGACATTTTCGGGTAGTTACCCGCCTCGATATCTGCGAATAAGTCCCTCGCCTGTTGCGTTTTACTCAAGTCTGTGCGCTGACCGAGGCCGTGTTCATCACGCCAAATATCGACAGTTCCGGCTGACGTCCGTGCGTAGACACGGCCTTCGTGGTCAACGCGGAAAACTACGTCGTTCATATCGGCGTCATCGAACGCCGTCGGTTCGATACGTTCGTAGTAATCCACTCCGTCTATGGTAAGTAACTTATACGGCTCATAAGTAGAAGCGTAGCCCTCGACCGTGTAGTCGTTCTTCTCGCTACCTTCCGCTATCTCCGTAATGTTCATGCTTCTGTATTCACGATCCTGTTTCATCGGTTGCCCCTTCCTCGCCGACCTTGTCGTCAGCGTTGTAATACTCGCCTCGGATAATCCTTACATCGCCGCCCTCAACGGGTGGTAAGTTCCATATCTCCATAGCCTGATTTTGAGTAATGATACCTCTGTCGAGTAGGTCTCTCGTTACGTTCAGCTTCTCGGCGTTGCTTAAATACTGTAAGCGGTTAGCCGAAGCGATAACGGCGTTGTTATTCGACTGCTCGCGCAGAGTGAATAGCATTTTCGTCATCACTTCGCTAAACTGAATAGCGAACGGTTCGATCGCGCCCTCATAGAACGCCGACCACTTATCGCCGTAAGCCTTATTCTGTAAGACGTCTTCGTTAACGCCGAAGTAGTCGAAGACATTGTCCTTAATCAGCTTTACCTGATCCGCGTCGACGATCCACGGCTTAACGTCGATCTGTTTGATATCCTGAAACGTGTTCGGGAAGAGTAAGAGCCCGCCCGCGTTGTTTTCATAGCCGAAGTTCTTTTCGGTGAAACGCTTTCGCTCGTTTTGTAATGTCTCGTCGTTGCTAAAGTTACCCATACGAGCCATAAAGCGATAAGTAGCCGCAGACTTGACGCCCTCTTTAATTCCCTGATCCTGTATATGTATCAAGTCCATAGTGGGCGTAAGCGGTGCGTTCGTCTCGCCGAAGAAGTCGTTTTTGTACTGAAACTTGTTCATGATCCCGCAGTAAGCGAGCTCGATAGCAGCCTTCTGCCCGCGTGAGAACTCATAACGCAAGTAGGGGACGTTATTGTACTGAACGATCTCGCAACGCTCGGGAACGGGACAGTAGACCCCGCTCGGCTCGCCGTACTCGTCATATACGGGCGTTATGAAAGCCGTATTGTTAATCTCGAGTATCGTATCGAGCCTGTACATGAACTGCGACCACGACTGAAACGCGTTCGGCGCGTGTTTTAACTTCGCGTGTAACGCTGGTCGCGCTGATCCGATAATATCTATCTTTAGCTTCGATATATGAGTCGCTTTCGCGTTGATAGCTGCTCGTATCAGTTCCGACTCGTAGACTCCCCCGCTACGGGAAGTAAATACCGGGGTGTACCCGTTCAGCATTTTGAACGTACCCCGGTAGTCGCCTTTCTCTTTCGGCCTGTTCTTAAACAAGTTGTCAAAAAGACCCATGCTATTTACCCCTGTTCCTGATCTGTTCTCCGATTTCTTCGTACCACTTCTGCCGAACCGTCATAGCGTCCAGTAAAGCAGCCGTACCGTCTATATGAAGAGACGGAGATAACTTAATTAGTTTTCCCCGTCCTCTTTCGGTGCTCATCTTTATAGCCGAGTTTAATAGGTGAACTTTTAGAAGGTCATTGTCTCCGATGTGTAGATGATGATCTTCTAACGTCCCTTGCGTTTCCTGTATCACGCCGTAAAGGTTCTCGCCCTGATATACGTCGTCCATGTGAAAGCCGTAAGACTTCATATCCTGTACTAAATACTGCGCCGAGTATCTGTCATAGCCGACCTTGAGCGGCATTATCTCATACTTTTCTATCAGGTCGGTAAACCACTTATAGCAGTCGTGGTAGTCGACAAAGTTGTCACCCGAAGGGCTTAATAGCCCGCGCTCGATATACGCGTTATACGGTAGCGAGTCGCGTTGAGTAGCCTCGTCTATCTTTTCGGCGGGCAGCCAAAAATGAGCGATAACATAGAGCTCGCCGCCCTTCTCGATGACTATAACTGCCGCTGTTAAGTCGATAGTCTGCGATAAGTCGATACCGCCGACGCAGTAGCAGCCCCTAAACTGTTCAAAGTCTAAATGGTCGCCTGTCGCCGCTTCGACGATCTCCGCCGACAGCCACGCGAGACTACTATTCTGTTTAACGCAACAGTATTTAGTCAGGAACTCGGCTCGCTTACTTAAAGAGCCTTCCGCGATTGCGATCTCTTCGAGCAGATAATCAACGGGAACTGAAACGCCCAAGTTCGGGTTACTTTTGTGCAGCTCGTTAATATCGTTCCATTTGTCGATATCGTCTATCGTGTAAAGGAACGGGAGTAACCGCGTCTCTTTACTGTCGCCGAGTAGTAACCGCGTCGACCGCTTGAATAACTCATCGTAGATAGAGTCGTTAATATAGCCAGCGGTCGTATAGCTAATCATGAGCGCGTCTGTTCTCGCGCCCATACCTGACTTTAATACCTCGTACTGTTTAAGTCCCTTGTCGCCTTCCCACGCCGCGACCTCGTCGCAGATAGCTAAAGACGGGTTGAAACCGTCAGAGGTCTTCGCAGAAAACGCGATCTTTTGGAAGGTGCTGTTAGTACCCTGTACGTATAACTTCGACCGACTCCGTCTCGCTAACATGGAGTCGTCATGTATCTTTCTATGCTGTGTGTCCTTCTCTTCGGACAGCTCTTTTAAGTGTTTCCACTCGGGGTCGAGCTGGGTCTGCGCCCAAGCAGAGTTAAAAATGATATCCGCCTGATCCAGCTTCGGGGCGATACAATAGACCCTCGAGCCGAACCCGCCGAACTGACGAAAGACATAATTTCCAATCGCCGCGCCCTCGAGCGACTTACCGTTCTTGCGTCCGGTGACCGAGAACACCTCTCGGAACTGTAAGCGACCGTCAGCGTCGACGATACCGAAGATAGCCGATACCCTCGCCTTCTGCCATACCTCGAGCTTGAGCTGCCCCGGTGCTAAATCGCCCTCGACGTGAAAAGCGTGAGCCTCAACCCACTCGATCGCGTCGTTCGCTTTCTTTACATCAAAAAAGAACCGCTTTTCTTGCAGTCCTTTAATCAAATACTCGTATAAAAGCTCGATCCAACGCCCGACAATGTACGTCCCGTTTTTAATTCCCTGATAGTATTCGTATATCCAGTTAATCCTGTCTGTTTCGCCTCGTTTCATGTTTTTTCTATCTTCGCGCGCGAAAGTCGGTTTCAATCGAC